GTGTATCCAGATATCTATCTGGATACAATTCTGCCGGAAGGCAGCAATTTTAAACTCTTTGACTATCAAAGAATTTTTCTTAGAGTTTGTATGAGATATACTCATATTTATATTACTGCGGCTCGTGCTACATCAAAGACATTCCTTTCTATATTGGCTAAATATCTCCAATGTGTATTCCTTCCAGGGCACGTTGGATCTATTGTTGCTCCGAATAAGTCCCAGGCTTCTAAGATTACGAAGCAGAAGGTTCAGGAGATTTGGCGTATATGGCCACTTCTCAAGAATGAGTTGGAGCTTTATAATGGAGAGCCGCACGCAAACTTTGGTAAGGACTATGTAGAACTCTTCTTTAAGAATGGAAGTAAACTTTTCGTTGTTGGTGCTCTCGATTCTGATCGTGGTATTCGTACTCATGCAACTCTTATCGATGAGGCGCGCGACCAGGATGGTGACGCGATTGCGGAGATTATCCTTCCACAAATGAACGTATCAAGACGTACCGTAAGCGGCTTAGTAAACAATAAAGAAGCCATAAACACCCAAGTAATATATGCGACCTCCGCGGGAATGAAATCTTCTTTTGCGTATGAGGCTTTAGTTGACTACTTTGAAGAATCCATTATTGATCCACGCCGTGCTTTTACTATGGGACTTGATTATCGTATTCCTATGAAACATGGACTTATCGATGCGGCCCACGTAAAGAACTTGAAGATGTCTCCCTCTTATAATGAACAAACATTTGCATCCGAGTATTTGGGAGTTTGGATGGGTGGATCTGAAGAGTCTTGGTTTGACTTTGATAAACTTTCGAAGTATAGAAAAATCAAAAATCCTGAATTACGCCAAAAATTTAGAGGAGATCCTAATGTTTTCTACTTAATTTCAGTAGACGTAGGTAGAGCTGCGGGCGGAGACGCTTCAGTTGCTACCATCTTCCGAGTTAACGTCCGAGATAACAAGTATTTTTCTACAATGGTAAATATCAAAGTTCTTGGACTTACAGACGAGTCAAGAACATTCTCTGGACAGGCAATCGGAATAAAACGTCTAATTGAAGATTACCAACCGCGCGAGGTAGTTATCGACTGTAATGGTCTTGGTATTGGTCTCGCAGATGAAATGATTCGAACTCAAATGGACGAATACGGAAATGTCTATCCCGCGTATGGTTTCTTTAATAATGATGAGTATAAGCGAATCCAACCAAAAGATGCGGCTTGTATACTTTATTGTATGAAAGCAAATGGACCGCTTAACTCAAAGATTCATAGTAATGCGTATGCGCGACTTAATAGTGGAATGGTTCGATTCCTCATTACAGAACAAGAAGCACGATCAGCATTACTCGCCACACAATCTGGTTCAAAAATGAACTACGAAAAACGAATTAAACGCTTAATGCCGCACGAACTTACAACTAAACTCTTTGAGGAAATGGCGAACCTCAGACTTAAGAGAACTGGACTTGATATTGTACTTGAACAAATCAATTCTCGCTTCCCTAAAGATAAATACTCTGCATTTGCCTATGGCCAATGGAGAATTAAAGAGTTAGAAGAAGCGGCATACCAAAGACAAAAACGCCGTGCTGCTATGCATGGACGAGATTTAGTATTTTTTACAGGAGGAGCATAATTAGGTGGAAAACGAAATTAAAAGACTTGATATAGCTACCTTCAACAAGATTACAGATGAATTGATCGCAAAGAACGACGAGGCCTGGAAGAATAGTTATTCTGTCTGGGATCGCCGTCCTGTGCGCAACTACACGCCAGATGAGATTAATAAAATTATCGAGTCTGGCTCTCTTATTGAGCAACAAAAACTCTCGCGCGCTTACTTCGACAAAGATGGACTTTACAAGCGTATTATTCTCTATTATGCAACCATCTTAACGTATTCGGGCTTACTAATCCCTAATCCAAGTTTTGGTAAGAAACTCTCCAGTCCACATATCTCGAAACGTTACTATGCTGCATTAGACTACCTTGATAAGCTACACTTGCCTGAAGTAATGACGAGAATGTCCATATACGCTTTGGTTTACGGTTGTTATTACGGTATCATCCAAAAAGCCACAAAGGATGAATTCATCCTATTTGACTTGCCGGCATCTTATAGCCGCTCGCGCTATGTAGATATCTATGGCAACGAAATCGTGGAATTTGATGTTGAATACTTTAATACAATTAGTGACCTTGAAATGCGTAAAGAAGCCTTGAATACTTATCCAAAGGTCGTTTCTGCCTATTACCAGAAATGGTTAAAAGGCAAAGTGACAACTCCTTGGGTTAAATTGCCCGCGGAAGTTGGAGTATGTTTTTCATTCTTCGAGGATAACCGTCCACTATTTCTTCATGTAATCCCTGCGACAATTCAGTATGATGATGCGGTTGACACAGAAAGGGAACGCGAGCTTGAAGAAATCAGAAAAATCATTGTTCAGAAGATTCCGCACCTCAATGACGGCGCGCTACTCTTCGAACCAGAGGAAGCTGCGGTAATCCATAAAGGTACTGTCGGTATGATGAAAGGAAATAAGAACGTTTCTGTTCTTACTACTTATGCCGATGTAGACGCAATTCTTTCCAAAACAAGCGCAGACAATGTCTCTACTTCATTGGAGAAGATGTTACAGAATGTATACTCTCAAGCCGGCGTTAGTGCGCAGATCTTTGCGCCAGTCGGAAGCCAGGTACTTCTGATCTCAATCACAAACGATATGAGTCTTATGATGATTATTGGAAACAAGTATTCTCGTTTCTTCACTAAGGTCATCAATGATATGTTTAGTAACTCGAACATTACTTTTAAGTATACGCTTCTTCCAATTAGTTACTATAACAAGAAAGACTTTATCGATGAAACCTTCAAACTCGCGCAGAGTGGCTATAGTTTCTTATTGCCAGCACTTGCGGCCGGCCTTAGCCAAAAGGAATTGATGAACATCAAAGAACTCGAAAATGACGTATTGAAATTGCCGAAAGTCCTAATCCCGCTTTCATCTGCATATACACAGTCTGATAAGGGACCTGGCGCTCCAGAGAAGAATCCGGAAGACAAGGCGGATAAGACAATTCAAAATGAAAATGCAATTGACCACCAAGGTCAAGGAGGCTCTGATGAATAAAAATCTAAAAGAGTTTCCGATTAGTATCTATGGTTCTATAGAGAGATTTAGCGACGTTTTATCTAAGGCTCGTTGTCGAATCTTCTATAAGGGTGGAAACCGCAACGGCACTTTTATAACAGATGAATTTGCTAATGAGTTGATTTCTACTCTCCACTATGTTCCAGTGAAAGGTATCTATGATGGAACGGATTACACCGATCATGGAGAAAAGAGAAGCGATGGTCAAATCTATGGTATCGTACCAGAAAACAACAACTTCGCTTGGGAACAACATTTGGATGAAGATGGTGTAGAAAGAACATATGCTTGCACAGACGTATATCTCTTCACTGCACTCTATCCTGAAGCCTCTGAAGCCATTGGAAAAGCACAGTCAATGGAACTTTATGAGCCATCTTTGACTTACCACTTCTCCATGTTTAATGGTCAAAAGTATGTGGTATTCGAGCACGGTAGTTTCTTGGGACTTCAAGTTTTAGGAGATAACGTAGAGCCGTGTTTCGAAGGAGCATCGTTCTTCTCTCTCCAGCAATCAATCGAAGATACTATCCAGAGAATCAAACAATATAGTACAGGAGGAGAATCGGAAATGAAAATCAATTTCAAACTTTCCGACAATCAGGATTATAATGACGTTTGGAGTCTTTTGAACTCTGAATGTGATGAAGAGGGCAACACAATTGTCTCTTATTCTGTTTGCAAAGTTTTTGAAGATCACGCTCTTGTATACAACCTCGCAGAGGATTGTTATGAAAGAGTAAATCTCACCAAAGAAGAGAACGAAGAAGGTTCTGTTCTTACTCTTGGTGAAAAGACTCAAGTTTTTGTATTTGATGTTACAGAAGCTGAGAAGTCTGTAGTAGATGAACTGCGCGCCCTCAATGGCGATACTTACGAGTTAGTAAATGAAAATCTTGCTAATGCCGCACAGAACGCAGAAAATTGTTCAAATTTCAGCTCCAAAATTGAAGAGTTGGAAGGAACAATCTCTACTTTAAATATGGAAGCAGAAAATGTTCAGGCTAAGATTACTGATATGGAAACTCAGTATGCTGCGGCCCAGGATCAGATTTCTGCTCTCACAGAAGAAAATGAGGCCTTAAAAGTTTACAAGAAGGGCGTTGAGGACCAGTCCAAAGAAGCTGTGGTAGCTGAGTATGCTGACAAACTTTCCGAGGAAGTACTTGACACTTATAAAGCTAAGTTTGAAGAGTATACGGCAGAAGAACTTGATATGCACCTTGCTTATGAACTTAAAAAGTCTAATGCTTCTGTATTTACACAGGCGCCTACAGGGCGTATTCCAAAGGATAACCCCGGTCGTTCCGGAGTTGAAGAAATTTTAATGCGTTATAAACGTTAATGGAGGTTTGTAAATGGCTACCACAAGATTAACTATTGATGGTTATGGTCAGATTGAGCTTAACAATGTGGCTTTCCGTCGTGATGGTCGTATTGAAGCACAGTGTGCACCAGACACAACTGCGTTTTCAGGCAACGCAAAATTAGAGAATGGTATGCTTCTTGCAGTTGACAAGGTTGCTCGTAAAGTAACTAAGCCAACAGACGATTCTCTTCCGATCGCACTCAACTACTCTACAGAGCACATCTATGATGAGAGAACTCCTGGTTTGAAGAACTTCTACCTTAACCCAGAAGATGACTTCTATCCTCGTGTTGGTTATCTCGCAGTTGGTGACTTGTTCACAACCAACTGTATCTCTTACGATTCCGCTGTAGACTCTAGTTGGACAACAGAATCCGCTTTCCTTAGTGCTCTCGCATCTTATGCAACTACCGCTGTTTATGGTGGTATTGGTAGTGACGATTGTTCTATTCTCGTTTCTGCTAGTGCTCCTACACAGGGTCCGAAGCTCAAGGTTGTTGAGTACACTACAATGCCGGATGGTACAACTGGTGTTAAATTCCAGGTTATTACTGCTTAATTAGGGAGGGTTATTGATATGACTATTAATGAGTTAAAAGAGATTGCCCTTCACGCAGCAAAGGGTACAGTTCCAGCAACATTCACTGCTAATGGTGAAAATGCTAGTAATTATGATGTAAATGCTGCTTTCGCTGACGGTCTTAGAGAGCTTGCTCCGAACTACAACCAGTTCATGAAGAACCGTTACGATATTTATGAAATCTTTGTTGAGACTATCGACAAGATTATGCCGAAGAACACAATCGCTGCTCTTTCTCCATTCGCTGAAGTACAGGTTGTTGGCCTTGGCCAGAAAGCTATCTTCAAGCAGAAGACAGGTAAGATGCGTGCAAAGAAATTCCTCACCAAAGCTGGTATCAATGGTGTTTATGAGACATTCCGTCTTGATTCAACAACCTTTGAGCTTGGTGGACAGGCCGTAGCAATTGGTGGTCAGATCGACCTTGGCCGTCTCATGGATGGTGCTGATTCTCTTATCGATATTATGGACGTTATCAACACCGCTCTTCAGGACGCTGTTTATGTAGAAGTTACCAAGGCTCTTCGTGCTGCTTTTGGTGCCCCAAACGTACCACCTGTAAACCGTAAGTCTACTGCTACATTTGAGTCCGATAAGATGGTTGCTCTTATGAACGTTGTACGTTCTTATGGTAACCCTATCATCTTTGCTCCTGGTGAGTTCGTAGCTGCAATGGGTGCTGACGCTATCGTTCCTGTTACTGTTGGTAACAGCACAAACTACGGTGGTGTTCCTGGTGTTTACTCACCGGATGATATTGAGGCTATCCACAGAACTGGTTACATCAACATTTTCCGCGGCGCTCCGATCGTTCAGATTCCTTCTTCTTTCGTAGATGAGAAAAACGATAAGACATATGTTGACCCACAGTTGGCTTATGTTCTTCCGGGCGGACAGGAAAAGGTTGTTAAGGTAGTTCTTGAAGGACCTACCATTGTAAGAGATTACGAGAACCGTGATGGTTCTATGGAAATCTATGCTGAGAAGAAGATCGGTACTGCTATTCTTACCTACTACAACTGGGGTATTTATAAGAATACTGGTATTGCTCAGACTTACTACAATCCTTACCAGAACCTCTGATTAGGAACTAATTACTGAAACCCGTGGGGAGGGAGATACTCCCTCCCCATATTTTTATACTAAGGAGTTAAAAGGAGATTTTATTATGGCAAAAGTTAATGTTACATCTATGACTATTGGGGAAGTAAGTGTCTTTGATCCTTCTATCCCTTTTCGTGTTTCTTGGCCCGCAAAAGGTGCTACACGCCCAATTGAAGAAGAAATTGTTGAACAGTTAATGTATAATTCTGGTTTTGAGTATATGATTAGAACTGGTATGCTCTATATTGAAAATCTGGACCAGAAGAAGAAACTTGGTATTGAGCCGGAAGATGCTACTGAACCAGTTAATGTAATTCCGCTTACGGATATTGATAAGAAGAAATACATGAGCTATGGTATTGATAAGTTCAAAGAAGTTTTGAAGAAACTTTCTATTGAGCAGGTTAATGATCTTGCGGACTATGCTATTGAACACGAGATTGCTGACTTTGAGAAGAGTGAAATTATCAAGAAAGCTCTAAGCAAAGTTTATGAAAAGGATATCATTAAGGCAATTCAGTTGAAGAGAGCAAACAAGGAGGAGTAAGATGACCTCTTTTGATACAGTTTATACTGCTTTTCTAAGCAAGATACTTGATGATGAGTGGGAAAACTGGATGGAAGAAGAAGTACAGGACGATTTGTTTACTTTGCTTCAGAACGCGGTTTCCAGATTTAAGTTCCCGCGCGTTTCATTGGAATATAACGAGGAAGGGTTCACCGGTGACCTAACCAACGACGAAATACAGATTCTAGCTACGTATATGAAGTGCGCGTGGCTTGATAGAAATATTCTTACTTGGGAAAATGTAAAACCTCTTTACGTTGAGAGAGATTTTTCACAGGCAAACTTAATTAGTAAGTTTAGAGAGTTGCTTGAGGCAGAACAAGCTAACGCCGCACGTCTTGAAGCAAATTATTATCGCTCTGTGAACAAGAAGCCTTTTGATTATACTACTCTTGCTAAACAAGATTTTTAATGTATAAGGACATTGAAGAGGGATACCGTAATAAGCTGAAAAGTAAACTATTTGGTTTACTTTGTGAGCGCGAGAAGAATGGAGAATGGGAAAGTTACCTAGACTCCATTCAAATCGAACTCAATGGTATTCCCGAAAATCAAAGAACAATTAACTTCTTGGTCCTCTCTCACAAAGTAAATACACTTCGTTTTCTGAGTTATGAATATTTTAGAAAGACAATCTTTGATTGTATGAGTTTACTTTCTAAAGGTGGTAACGATGGATTATTATGAGGTTTATAGAAAAAGGCTGAATCGGTACGGCTTAGATTATCAATCCCGCATACAGAGAAAAAGAGAAGAGGAGTTTGATGCTTATCTTCTTAAATCTGTATACAGGGTTGAGTTTGAATACGGCGGAGAGCCGCAAGTCGGCAGCTTTGAAAAATACAAGCAAGATGATACTAAGACACTTCACTACTTATTAACGAAGGAAAAGTTAGATATTCCGTGCGGAACTATTCTAATGATTCCTGATAAGAATGATGAACCAAAGCCTTGGATGGTTTATTACTTGGAGCATATTAAGGCTAGTGGTTATAATAGATATATAATGTTGAGAATGAGTCATTTCTTAACATGGACCGCGCGCGATGGTTCAGAACAAAGATCCTGGGCCTATATGTACGGTCAGGAAGACAATATGCTGAAAGATGAGTTGAAGTCTAGAAGTAGAATGGACACTATCTATGCAGAGAACTTGAAGAGTAGTTTCTTCATTATGCCGAAGAATCAGTATATCAGAAAGGATGATTATTTGGTTATTGGAGAAGAGCCGTTTAATGAATCGTACAGAGTTACCGGTTATGATATTCAGTCTACCGAAGGTGTTGAGTATGTAACTGTAGATCCGATTTATGAGTATGATTTGACACCGCCGCCGGCACAGAAACAGGGTGATAATCCTGGTGATTTCTTCTGGTTTAATGGTGGCGTACAGGGCGGCGATAGCACGGAATCTAATGATGGGGAGGGCTAATTTATGATAAGAAATCTTGCGGAATTAGGTCCGAACCTTCAGAAGATTGTGTCGCGTTTGGAAGCTAATCAAGATCTTTTAAAACTTTTGTACTATACGGATAAAGATCCGCTTAGTGGACAGAACTTAACGAATAAACAAATTCAAGAAGAAGTATTTGATAAACTTATAAAGGTTGTGCCTCGTGTAGGCCCAAAGGAGACCGCGAAGAGTTTGATTTCCTTACGAGTTGTGCGCGGCCCCGCAGATATGACAAATAATCAATTCAGAAACATTACATTAGGAATTGAGGTATTTGTACCTTTAACTCAATGGTTCATTAAAAGTGAAAACTTGAGACCATTCTGCATAATGGGTGAAATTCAAAAATCTCTTCTTGGAAAGACAATTAATGGGTTAGGAAAAATTGAAGGTGGCGATTTTGCTCTTAACTTCTTAACTGAAGAAATCTCATGTTATGAGATGGAGTTTAGATTTGTAGAATATGACTAATTCTTTCTTCCTGGGTTATCCTTCAGAATTTAAGGAAGTTTGTTTAATCTATCCACCTAAGGTTAAAGATGTTGCTTGTTGTAAGAATTTTCAGTTGCTCGCGCGCGCATTAACGCTTTCACAAGAAGAAATTGAAGACGAATATAGACGAGCAAACCTAGATATAAATAATTTACCAAACCCGTTTGAATATCTGATGACAAATGCTTATAATAGTCTTCAGTTTAGAAAGCTAGTTGAAGATGCCTTCTTATTGTTTACAAAAGAAAAAGTTATTTTTCTTTTTGATAAAAAGTTGCTTGCAGTGGGTGATTTATCAGACGTAAAAAGTGTTGATGATTTGCGAATGATAAGTGAAGAAGATTTTTTGGGATTCCAAAATATGATTCGTGAAGCAATCGGCGCAAAGCCTGTTGAACCACCAAATCCAAACGAACATCCACGTATTAGAGAAATGAAAGCTAAGGCGCGCTATCGTGACTACATTAAAGCAAAACAAAATAAAGGCGGTTTAAATTTTCAATCAACTTTGGCTTCAATTTCTTGTATGGGAATGGGATTAAACCCACTTAATATTGGAGAGTTAAGTTATGCCGCAATTCCGGTTTTAATCGGGACTTATCAACAAAAAGAGAAGTACGAATTAGACGTGGACAGTCTATTAGCCGGTGCGGATAGCAAAAAAGTACATCCAGTTTACTGGATAAAAAACTTGGATAATTAAAATTTTTAGGAGGACTAAAATGGCTAGTATTTTGGATAAATATGGCATTAAGGAAGTTGCTGACGTTACCTTCTACAAGCTCGATAACGGTCAGCCAACAGTTCCTGTTCTTTACCTTGATACACTTAAGGTTTCTACAATTGAGCAGACCGCTGAAAACGTAGAAGCTAAGGGTGGTAAAGGTAACGTTGCTCTTGTATCTTGGGACTATGGTAAAGAAATTAATGTAACTCTTGAAGATGCTCTTTTCTCTGCTAAGTCTATGGCTTTGATGTTTGGTGGTGCTAATGCTACTATTAAGTCTACAGCTTCATTGATTAAGACTATTGAGTGGGAAGCAAAGTCTACTGGTGCTACGCCTAGTGCGGCTGGTATGCCTTCAACATTTGAAGCTAATGGTCGTGTATTTAATGTTCCGGCAACCACAATGACTTCTGTTGATGGCTGTTTTGATGAAACTGGTGCTTCTGTTAGTGCTTTTACTTCTGGTGCAAGATATTTTACTAGATTTAATATGCCGGTTATTAACTCAGGTGTAATCGAAATTACTGCTGCTAACTTCCCTGGTACTTACTATGTTACTGGTGATACTTATGCTAGATCTGAAAAAGACGGTACTGATGAATTCTTCCAGTTCATTATTCCGAAAGCTAAGGTTGCTGCTGAAAACACAATCACTCTTGAGGCAGAAGGTGATCCTTCTACATTCAATATGTCACTTCGTGTTCTTCGTCCAGCAGATGGCGTAATGATGAAACTCGTTAAGTACGACATGACTGAAGCTACCTGATTAGTTAAATAATCATTTAAAGGGTGGTGGAGGCTACGGCCTCCACTATTTTTATAGGAGATAAAAATGGACTCAATGTTTTCATTCAAAGATTTAGAGAAGGTTACTCTAAAAGCTACTTATAATATGAAGATTGGAGACAGAGAAATTGTCCCTGGTGAAGTAATCGCAATGTTTGATAGCCTTCAAATTGCGAACTTGAATGAAATTGTTTCAGAAGTAACAGCGAATGGTGGTTTTGATAACCGCGCGCACGTATATTGGACAACAACCAGAGCAATTCAATTAAATTTTCTCCAAGGTGTCTTCTCTAAAGAACAATTTAGCTTATTGACAAATGCGCGCCTCATAGGTCCCGCGCAATCAACTGGAGTCCGCATTACTGAACAAGAACTCCTAGAAAGTGATGAAGAAGGATCTATCACACTAAAACACACGCCGATTGAAGGGACTCTTTTTCTATATAATAAAGAAACAGGTAGTAAAATTACTACATATAGTTTAAATGGTAAAGTAATTACTATAGAAGATGAGTACATAGAAGTGGTTGTGAATTATGTGTATGAGTATGTAAGTAATACGGTAACGTATCACTTTGGACAAAGATTACTAGATGGATATGTGGAGTTAGAGGGAAGAACAAGGATTAAGGATGATGTAACCGGCCAAGTAGTTACAGGAATTTTCAAAATTCCAAAACTGCGGTTAATGTCTGATTTATCGGTAAGGCTGGGTCCGCAAGCTAGTCCAGTTACGGGAAGTTTCAAGGCTGAGGGCGTTCCAGTGGGGTCAAGAGGAAATAGCTATGTGAGTGAATTTTTCATTCTTAGCGATGATATTGAAAGTGACCTATAAGATGATCGGCATTAAAGTTGGTTTAATGCCGATTTTTTATTAGGAGGGAAAAGAATGAGTAAGAAGATTACATTAACAGTTGATATTCAAACCGAGATGAGTAATCTGCAAAGTCAGGTTAACAAGATGCAACAAATGCTCGGTGGTTTAAAGCTGGGTGATAATCTAAAGGCTGGTACTGATAAGGTTATTAATGATCTTTTGGACAGAATTAAGAAGGTTAAGGATTATACCGAAGGTAATAGTCTTGATCTTGTCGATGAAAAGAAAGTTAATGCTGAATTTAAAGCTATTCAAAAGGATTTTAAGAGTCTTGTTGATAAGTTAAACGCTAATGGAAAAAATATAAAACTTGGCGATACTAGGGCTTATGATGCTATAAAAAATGCTGTTGAAAAATATCAGCAAGAAATAAATAAGGCTTCTGAAGGCTTAAGAGCACAGAAAGAAGAAGTTTCAAAAATTGTAAAAAAATATAAGGAACTTAAAGAAGTTGCAAATCAAAAATCTATTCTTAAGGAAGCCGCAGAACAAGAAGTTCAAAAAATAAAGGATGAAATTGATGCGGCGAAAAAAGCATATGTAGAGTCAAAGTCCAAAGATGAGAAGGCTCAGAAATGGATTAATAATTCAGAAAAAGTTGATCAATATTTTGGAATGAAAGATGAAGCTATTGCTTTAAATAAAAAATTAGCTGATGCAGAAAAAGAAGTTATTAATGCAGAAAAGCAATTAAAAAATGCAGAAGATAAAGTAGCAGACGCAAGAATAATTAATAAAAAGAAAGCTGAAGATATGGTTCCTGTTTTAAAAAAATTAAAGCAAGGAATACAAGAAGTTTCTTCTACCCAGTTACAAGAACTTAAAAACGAACTCACTAAACTTCAAAATGAGGGTAAAATAAAATTTGATTTTGATCCTCAACAAATTACCTCTGTAGAAGAATTAGATAAAATACTTAAAGGTATGGATGAACAAAGCATTAAAGAAGTTGCTGAAGTTCTTCAACAGGTTGGTGTTATCGGTAAAGAAAGTGCTCAAGGTGTAGAGCGTACAAGTAATGCTTTTGAACAGTGTACTGCACAAGCGAAAGCATTTGATTCTACTCTTGAAAACTTTAAGAGAAAGGCTGCTTACTTCTTTGGTATTGAAAACGCTATTAATCTTTTAAAGAGAGCTGTTCGTTCTGCATATAATACAATTAAAGACCTCGATGAAGTAATGACTCAAACCGCAGTTGTTACCTCATATGATGTTGGTGATATGTGGGATCAGTTGCCTGAATATACACGTCGTGCAAATGAGTTGGGCGTATCAATTCATGATGCTTATGAAGCTGCAACTCTTTACTATCAGCAAGGTTTAAAAACCAATGAAGTAATGGCCGTTTCTAATGAAACATTGAAAATGGCCCGTATCGCTGGACTTGATGCGGCGACCGCGACGGACCGTATGACCAATGCACTTCGTGGTTTTAATATGACAATTGATGAAAGTAATGCGCAGAGAGTTAATGATGTTTATTCAAAACTCGCCGCTATTACCGCATCTAATACAAATGAAATTTCAACCGCTATGACAAAGACTGCTTCTCTTGCCCATAGTGCCAACATGGAGTTTGAGACAACTGCAGCGTTCTTAGCACAAATGATTGAGACCACTCGTGAATCTGCGGAGACTGCTGGTACCGCATTAAAGACTGTTATTGCACGTTTTTCTGAAGTTAAGAAACTTTATAGCGAAGGCGAGTTAATGGGCACAGATGAAGAAGGCGAGGAAATCGATGTAAATAAAGTTTCCACTGCTTTGAGAAGTGCTGGTATTAATATGAATGAATACCTTACTGGCGCTAAGGGACTTGATGATATCTTTATTGAGTTAGCTAGTAAATGGGATAGTTTGGACATGATCCAGCAAAGATATATTGCTACTATGGCGGCTGGTTCTCGTCAACAGTCACGTTTTATCGCTATGATGTCTGACTATAAGCGCACTGTAGAACTAGTTAATGCGGCTAATAATAGTGCCGGTGCTTCACAGAAGCAGTTTAACAAAACTTTGGACTCTTTGAAGAGTAAACTTGCTAAATTGAAAAATAGCTGGGACACTTTCTTGATGGGTATTGCAGATAACGAACTTGTTAAGGGAGTAGTTGACTTACTTACACAATTGATTGATGGGGTTAATAGTCTACTTAAGGGATTAGATGGTATTCCCGGTTCACTAGCTAGAATTGGTGTTGCAGTTGGTGGTTTAAAAATTGGTAAAGAAATTTCTACTCAATTTTTAGGTCAATTATTAAAAATGAAAAACGATGCTACAAAAATTGCGGATGGAACTGGAAAAAGTTTTATTCAAGGATTCAGTAGTTATTTTGCTAAATTTAGAAAACTTCCTTCAGATACACCTTTATTAAAAGGACTAGAGGAAGTTTCAAAAGGCGGAAAAGGAAGTAGAAAAGCTACATCTATATTAGCACAATTAAATACCTTAAATTTAAGCAATATAGAAAAAGAAAACTTACTTAGACAACAAAATATTAATTTAGATGACAAATTAGTCGTCAGTATGGATAAGCTCAATGCAGAAACCGCCGAAGGGGCCAAATTAACGAAACTTCAGGCTTTCGCTGCTGCACACGCTGGTGGCTCCATGATTAAACTTGGTCTTGCTATTGGTGCCTCAACGGTTGCTTTAACCCTTCTTATAAAATTTCTTAAATATGCCATTGATGAATGGGGCTGGTTTAAAACAGCTGGTGAAAAGGCAAATGATGAACTTAAAAAGCTCGAAGAAAATGCAGATAATGCCGCAAAAGCCGCAGATAATGCGACTGAATCTTATAATGGTTTAAAAAATTCGCTAACCTCACTTGAAGAAAAATATAAATCTCTTGAAGATTTAACTCGTGGAACTCAAGAATGGAGGGATGCAGTAGTTGAAGTTAATAATGAGGTTCTTAAATTAACAGATAAGTATAAGGATCTTGAAATTATTAGTGAAAATGGTGTTCTTAAAGTTACCAATGCCGATGAAGCAAGAGCTAAACAGTATGAATATATGATAAATGCTCAATCTGCTCGATTGGGAGCTGATCGACAAGTAGCTGATGCACGTGTCGCCGCAGCGAAAGGAAAAGTGCAAGATGCTTATGCTAAAGCAAAATATGGCGCCGGTTTGGGAGATATGGTTTTCCAGTCATCTCCTGGAGATAGTGCTTATAAAGAAATAGTTGCTTACTTCGGCCAAGATTTTGAAACACTAAATAAACAACTTAAAGAAGCAACAAAAGAATGGCAAGAAAGTATAAAAGAAGCTGAAAAGACCATAGAGCAATATAATGCTTCACTTGCAGCACTTGCAGTCTCAAATGCTGAACTCACAAAAAATACCGAAAATGAAACTTCTAGTTATATGAACGCAAATAGAATGGATTCATATTATATTGCCGCTTTTAATGCTATTGCGGAAGAAGGTCTTTCTATTGCACAGGTGAAGGAAAAAATAGCTATAGAATCTGGTTATAGTGGATATGGCGCATATGAAAAAGAGAATGGAGCAATTTCTGATGATGCTGCACAATCAATGCTTGCAGAAATTAGAGCTGTAAATAAAGCAACTGCCGCGGCAGAAAAGTTTTCTAAAGAACTTTATAAATTACCAGATGGAATTAAAAAAATGTACTCACGCTCTGATCTTGCAGGACTTTCAAAGCAAGATATGAAAACTCTTCTTGGGGACAGAGAGAAAGAATACAACGAGGCTGATAAAGAAGGACAGACAAGAATAATTAAAGAAATTGCTAAATCTTTCGCTTCTGATCAATGGAAAAATTTAACAAAGTCAGAACAAGATGCATATAGAACAAAAGAAGCATATCAAAATGATATTGTGGTTGATTGGTTGAATAGTTTTGCTAATTCTACAGACGGATATAATCAAGCTGTAGAAAAGATGGCTAAAATTACCACTGCTAACTCTGAATTTCAACAAAAATTCTTAGAAGAAACCTTTAAGAAACTTTCTGGTGGAGTGGCAAATGATTTAGCAGATAATTTTGCTAAGGTTTTTGAAACTGGTGGTGCAGCTGGAATTAAACAAATACAACAAGAAATATCTAATATAACCAAAGGTTGGAGTGAAGATAGAGTAGAAAATTTTGTTAAGACTATTAATTCCGTCGATTGGCGAAATCTTGATTCAGTTGAATCTTTACAAGATCTTGTTAATGAACTTGGCTTTGTTGATGCTGACGTAACTAATTTGACAAAAAATATTATAAACTTTGCCCAAGCAACAAAAAAAATAAATTTTGAACAATGGGTTGAACAACTTACAAAAGCATACTCATTAATAGCTAGTGCACAAAGTGGTGATTTGAAAGAGTGGACAGCTGAACAGGCACAATTAGCTGTTAATACTGATAACGTAGATTGGTCAGATTTTATTTACGATCCTTTAACTGATAAATATACTCTTATCGGCAAAGATTTGGATGAAATTATTTCTTTACTTAAAGGGAAAACAGAAACCGATAAAAAAACATTAGAAGAAAGTGTTGCAAAAGGAATGGCGGGACAGAAAGAACTTGGACGCTATAATGGAGCTACAAGAGAAGGACAAATGTCTTTCCTTTATGCAATGAATGCACAAGGATATATTCATGATGACAAAATTAATTATTTAAATGGAGCAACCGACGAAGAGGTAAAAGCATATTATCAAAGTTTTATTAGTGATTATATTGAAACATTAAAAGCTAATACTGCTGAACTTCAGAGGTTAAACGATTCTGAATTAATGGCCATGGACCCACATGAGCTTGCTAGCATGGGTACAGACAGATCTGAGCAAATCCTTGATTATAAAGCTGGACAAGTTGGTATGAGCCAAGAGTTAATAAGTAGAAATACCAGCGAAGACAAGGCTAATTTGTATGATATTTTTAAAGAGGCACAAAGTTTAGGTATTGATACAACAGATTTTGAAAGTCATATGAAAACCCTCAAAAAAGCCGCAGAGGAAGCTGGTGAGGCTACAAGCGACGTGCTTTCTGCTCAAGTTGCTTTAGCTAATAATAAAAAAACAAAGGGAATGAAAGATCTTTCTAGTACCTTTGATGATTGGTCAAAATTGCTTGATAAAGACGGAAAACTTATGATGCAACTTGATTCTGATTCTCAGAAGGTTGCAGATAGTATGAAAAAATCTGTTAAAGAAATGTTAAATTTCTCTGAAGATCTACCTGATAGCTTTTTCCAAAGCAAGGAAAATATTGATTTACTTATAGCTACTATTAATGATGAAGCGCCAGATGCATTTTTGAAATTAAAAACAGCCGCAGCAGATTCTATACTTGAACCAGAACTTAGATTAGATACTTCTGAAGCAAGAGATGAAATACAAGATGTTTATAATTATATTGAAGGATTAGATCCAGAATTAGCTATTAATTCTAAAATGGATATAGTACCTATTGAAAATGCTTTTAATGCATTGCTTAGATCTAGTAAAATGACTGCTGAACAAATACAAGCATGGTTTTCAAGTTTGGGTATTGAGTTTGAAGTGGAATATGAAACAAGTAAGGTAGAAACACCATATTATAGTTATGAGGTTCAAATTCCAAAAATTAAGGCGAAAGATGCTCGTTGGGGTGGTGGTAAACCAATTGATTATACTCCTCCAAAATCCAGCGGAGGTGGCGGAGGTTCTGGTTCCGGTAAAGAGGAAAAACCAGACTACTGGGAAAATCCATTCGACGAACTCTACAACCTCCAAGAAAAAATAAACGAAGCACTCCGCACTCGTGAAGCACTCGAACGTAAATACCAAAAACTTCTCAAACAAACCGCTTCAAATCTCAGCGAAGTCACAAAAGCCTATTACGATCAAATCACCCACCTTCGTGAAGAAGCAAATCTCCAGCAACAAATGCAAGAAGGCCGCGCGCGTCAGCTCAACAATATCGGAAATGAAATCTACACAGACTCTGAAGGAAACCGCGCAACATTTGCTTCTCTTGGCGTAATGAAATACGCAAGCTATGACCAAAACACTGGCGTAATCACAATCGACTGGCCGGCACTTGAAGAAATCGCAAGTGATCCAAGCAGAACCGCAGAAGGTGAGGCCGCTGAAGCATACATCAAGAGACTTGAGGAACTTTCACAACAATTCGAAGAAGTCCGCGATAAACTTTGGGACATTGAGGATCAGATTGAAACACTTCAACAAGAAGCAATCGATAGTTACCTTACATTCGAAGATCGTGTAATGGAAGCTCTCAAGAATCAGTATCAGCAAGAGATTGATGATTTTAAGGCATTAAGCGACACAATCAAAAATGCAACAGATGAGATTATTGATGGTATCCAGGATGATGTAGAACTCGCTAGACAAATTCGTGATAATACAAAGAAAGAAGAGGATATCGCAGAAAAAGAAGCAAGACTTGCATACTTGAGAAGAGATACCTCTGGAGCGAATGACCTAGAGATTAAGAAACTTGAAAAGGAACTCGAACAAGAAAGAGAAGATTACTCTGATACTTTGGTCGATCAGCAAATTGCTCAGATGCAGAAAGACGCAGAAGATGCGGCTGAGCAAAGAGAACGTCAAATTGAGTTGATGCAACATTCACTTGATATGGCGATTGAAAATGGAGAGCTTTGGGAAGAAGTTTATGGATTAATTGCCACCTCTGTTGATCCACAAACTGGTGTAGTAGTTGATGAATCACCTTTAATGGATCTTCTTAGAAGCCAAGAAGCATTTGGAAGTCTTAGTAAGATCGGTCAAGAGAAGTGGTGGGAAGATACGGTCGCAGCAATTAAAGAAGCCCTTGTTGGACTTGGAGTTGCGGAAGATCACTACAATATTGGAGACGAGGATCGCCGCACAGGAACTTCAATCAGTACCTTTATGGATCGTCTATATGAACAAATTCTTGGACGTAATGCTGATGAAGCTGGTAAGGAATACTGGTCTGAATTGATCCAAAGCGGCAAGATGTCACGAGCAGACGTAATTAAATCCTTCTTGGGTAGTGAAGAGTTCAGAAACCGCAATCTTGGTAATGAAGACTTTATCGAAACACTTTATCAATCCTTCTTCGGTCGTGCGGCTGATAAGGAAGGAAAGGAATACTGGGTTAACCAGTTGAAGACCGGTGCAAGAAGTAGAGATGACATTATAAATGAATTCTTTAACTCTCTTGAATGGACTAATTCATTACTACCGCGCAAGAGTGAAGAACAAGGACCCACAATGGGCGCGAAGAAACCTACTGGTACTTCTTATAGTAGTGGCGCACTTCCAGAGTTGGTACTTGATGCGAAGGATACAGAAAACTTCATCGCATTGAGAGATGTGCTTGCTAACTTACTCGGCACAGAGGGCGCGGCCGCCATGAAAACTAATGGTGGAGACACTTATTTCGATATTAACATTGATGCCGAGATTGGATCTGACTATGATGTTGATAAGCTCGCAGAACAGATCGAAAAGAAAATTTACAACCTTGGATCTTATAGAAACGCAAACGTAATAAGAGGATTGAGATAAACTTTGGGGACCGCCGCAAGCGGTCTCCATTTTTTTAGAAAAGAAGTGGATTTTTTCTACTTAGAAATAGAGTTAAAAGGTGAAATTTAATTTGGATGAAAGGAGAATGAATAATGAATGATTCTGATTTTATTGGATTCTCATTTAATGGAATCCATTCCGACACTTTGCACATCAAGCGTGTGAGTGATGGCTCTCGCTATAGCGAGAATCTTTCTCCTAACTTTCAAGATGTGAAGGCCCAGGTTCCTGGTAGGGATGGATCATTATATTGGGATTCTTTTTATTCTGAGAAACCACTTCCCGTGAAAATCGCTTTTGATGATTTAAGCGAGGTAGGTTTTCGTACCCTAAAACAAACCTTTAATGGAAAAGCTGAAGGTTGGCTTATTTTTGATGAAGAACCATATAAGCAGTGGTGGGTAAAAATTCAGAACCCACCGCAGATTCAGTATCTTTGTTTTTATGACGGTAATGGAAATCGTGTTTATAAAGGTGAGGGTACTATTAACTTTGTTGCATATGACGTTTATGCTCACGCAAAGGGACATAATTTAGCTACCTATCGTCAAATGGAAGAAATTACTAATTTAGACGAGTGGAAAGATGGTAGCGGTATGAGAAATGATGATAGTAGAGGAGAAGGTGCGGTAAATTTTGACCAACCTTCTTCTGCAACTGTTGCATTACATGATCGTGTTGTGGTTCAAAATACTGGTGATGTAGAATGTGACTGGGTTGCTGTTATTCCATGCATTATTTCTACTACTCCTTACAGTTTTTCACTAAGAAGAATTAGATTAAGTGATAACGCTGGTACATGGTTGGGTGATTTACGCCTTAATAGTTTTGATCTAAAGGGTGAAGATCGATATTTAATTGTTGATAGTAGATCTCAATTAATTGAAGGCGCGCGTAATTTATCTATTAATTCAGACATTCCTATTTGTGGTATTGGTCGTGTGACTTATGATTTAACTGGTACATTGTATAATGAAGCAATATCAGGTGGTGATTTCTTTAAAATTCCAAAGGGTGCAAGCCCTAGTGATGTTTATGCCATTCGCTTTTGGGATGAAAATAATCAACCAATTGATGCTGATTTATATTATGATTTACTTTACTACTAATGGAGGCAGTACATGAAAGATAAATATGAAATTTCTATCTGGGAAGACTGCCTAGATTGGGATTCTAGCGCAAGCTCTATTCCAAATTATAGATTTTATAACGAACAAGTTCCCGCGACATATGGATCTGCAAGTCAACCAGAAATAAAAATCGCGGTTATTGGTTCTGATACAATGACCTCACCAATTCGTGCGGAAGAACCAAAACTTATACAGAATATTAACGGTACAAATGTCTTTACTTTCAAAATGAGATATAAGTATAATATCCAGGGTGAAACAAGAGATAATCCTTTTTTATCACTTTTAGTAAATGAAAGAAAAGTAAAGGTTTACTGGAAAAATGAATGGTATGACTTGGTAATTAAAGATTGTCAGGAAAGTACAGATGGTAAATCTATTACTTACACCTGTAAAGACTTGTATATTAACGAACTCTCAAAGAATGGATTTAATCTTGAGTTTGATACTGAATTAATGAATAACCAGGGTTCTACTTTTGAACTCGCGCAAAGAATTCTTGAAGGTACTGATTGGGGAGTTCGATCAGCCACTGTACTGAATAATCCTAGTGATATTACTTTCCAAGAGACAGAAGAAAGCGTATATGAGGGACACGTTGTAACTACAGATTATACAAGTGAAGGTTTTACTGCTCTTGGTCTTAATAGATCAGATGGTAGTGAAGAAAATGTTGAAATTAATGTTAGCCAAAAGATATTGGTATTCTATTCTAGTTTTAACGAACATAAAGATACTAATGAAAAATTTGATTTTTATTTTTATTGGGCCGGAAGTGGTGCAAATCCATTTAAAACAGATGGAAGCAATATGCTTGTTACAAATGGTCGGTGCTTGAGAATTGAAAATTGTAAATGGAGTATTTACAATAATCCTCAATATCCAAATGTTTATGGTCACTGGGTTATTAGAGATGAAAATGATAATCTATTGTTTATGTTAAATGACGTTAGTGATCCTTCCATCTCTCTTGAATATCGTGCAAAACGTTTAGTTCCTTCTCAACTTTTAAAGGCAGATCAATTAACTGGAAAGCAGTGTCTTGTATATCATGAAGGTGCTAATGAATATTATGCATATTCTGAAACCGAGTATAGTAGTGCAAACCTTATAACTAATTGCATTACAAATAATAAAAATTTTACAAGTACACTTGGATGGGTTTATGATGATGTATCAACTGCATTACGTCCAACCCATAAAGAATATGAAGAATATTATGATGGTCAACAAAATCCACCGCCTTATGATGGTAAAGGATATCTTTACTTGCCCGCGGGCGTAAAGGCTTTTAATAGTGG